CAGGATTGGGCTCTCGGCCGCGGGCGCCCATCTGATCCGCGGCCGTGATCCCGTTAGCCGGGATCGAGCAGGTCCCAGTCATCAGCGGTCGCAGACATGTGTCCGTAGATCGGAGCCGTGATGAGGCTCAGGCAGGGGATCTCGAAGTGGAGCGGAATCTTCGCTCCTTCGCGGATAGCTCTTTCGAATATGTCCTCTGCGTCTATGATGTGGGCCGCTGTGAGACCTGGGCTCTGGGCAAGCATGCACTCTATGACGGATTCGCGAGTAGCTTGGGGTTGTTCCTCCGACAGTTGGACTCTGTGGAAGAAGTTCTCGTCCCAAGTCTTCGAGTGAATTCCGTCTCCCGTGTCGGAAGAGGGATCGTACTTTTCGTTCGGGTCTTCGTCGCGCGAAGAGAACCGCTTAAGACGAGCTTCCTCGAATCTCGCGAGAGTTTGTTCGTCAGCGTAAGGTGAACACTCTCGGAGCACACGCAGAAAAGCACCGGCTAACGGAGTGTCATCCGGGAGGTGTTTATACCCAGAGGCGATGGCTCTGGCCACGGTGTGCACCGCGACGTCCGCTGGGAGCTTACGAGGGCGCCCGTCGCTCGTGCCTTTTCTCATCGCCGTGGCTAGAACTGGATCAGTCATTGTTTTGCCCCATTTGCAGATTGTGCCAGGCAATGGAGTCCACACGAGACGTCCACCGGCTGTCCTGGCGAAGCATCCCTTGAGGTATTCAGCAGCGGGCCAATAGGCGCTGGAATCCTCAGGGTGTTGTGGGTCAATGACATGCTTGGGTTTTAGGTTGTATCCTAGTTCTGCGAACCCTTCTAGCCAACCCATGCCGTATCTCAAAACGTAGAGTATTGCGGTGAGGACTGGGACGGTGTTTCCGTTGGTGGTCCAGTCGACACCGGTGGCCATTGCTAGCATGATCTTGATAGCTTTGAGAGACATGTACCCTTTGTTATCTTGGCGGGGCGTGTCGTTGAATGGATAAGGTGTGTGTGCGATACCACTGTGGCCTTTCTTGGGTTCTCCAGGTTGATAGCCAGAAGCAGACCATTGAGCGACGAGGACTCGGTGGAGGATGCTCATAGGGTGGTCATACATGCAGTCTCCGTTAAGAGTATCGGACACGTGTGGTGACCCGGATCCTCCCGGTAGATCGCGTGGGACGCCCATCTTCTCGAGATAACGCTCTCCTAGGTCTATGAGACTAGCATAAGTTTGGGTGGCGTCACATTTGGAGAGATCGCCTGCATTCAACCATTGTAGATGGAAGGGGATGTCTGGTTCATCTTCAATGTGAACGAGGAAGTCATCTCCATTCACGGCGATGAAGCTACCGCCGTTGGCCATCTCGCTAAGGGCTCCTTGTTTCCCACTGCCGAACACGATCTGGACGTGGACGATCTTGTGGCGGCCGTCTCGAGTGGCCACCTCGATGGGAAAATCGGAGCCCGTTATGAACGCTCCTTCTGGTCCGGTGAAAGCTTGAGTGACTGCTTTCGACCAGGGAGCCATCGCGACGTGAGCGGGTATGGGTACGACGAATATAGAACGGGGGGCTAAGGTATGCCTCGTGCCGTTCGCTGAGTGAGGGCCAAAGGCTTGAGCCTTAGCCGGTGCGGTTTCGTTCGTCTTAGCCATAATGACGTTGCGCCATTCGACATCAATGCCGGCTTCCATATCCGCACGAGCTCGGAAGAAATTATCGCGTTTGGAAGCGTCGAATCCCTTCGTGCACTCTTCTATGGAGAGTTCGTGGTGGATCTCGACGCTTTCTAGAAGCGGTAAGAGAAGATCTCCCGCGAGTTTCCAATTTTTGGCTCGTTCTTCTTCCGAGATGTGGTGGATGTGAGTGTCTCGAACCAGTCTCAGGCTGGCGAAGAGAGCTGAATAACCGTACGGATCGTTTGCCATTTGGTACATGAGAGAGCTGGTAGTCACAATCGGCCATAAGACGGAATTGCTAGGATTCGCGCGGTCGTATTCCTTAGCAAGCTCATACATGCGAAGTAAGCCTTCTTGGAGACCGTACTCGTATCCGTCGATGTGCAATTTGGTCATGGTGCCTATGTGTTCAGGCACGGCAGAAGGGAGGGGGATAGCGGCGTGCATGCGGGTCCCTAGAGGAAGTTCCTCATATCCGGAGACGCCGAGCCAATGAGTTCCCCCCATTCCGCAATAACCTAGTGATCGTTCTGCTACTCTCTCGTTGAACCATGGAGTCGCCTTGATGCTCAAATCGTGTGCGTGGTTCAACACGCTGGCTCTCCAGCTGACTGGAGCGCGGCGCCCAACGTAGAGCGTAGGGTCGACGACACCTTTCTCCACGAGCTCGTGAAGAGGTCTGGTAGGCACCTCTGGAAATCCGACGACTCCGTGCGCGAGGTTAATCTCGCGGTGTTCCTCGCGTTTTCTCTGTTGGACGAGGTTCCACGCCAAGTGAGCTCCCGCTACGAGGAGGCGACACACTGGTCCTTGGTAGGCGAGTGCCGTCATAGCCATCTGGACAACGATTATAGTAGCTGGAGTGTCCGAAGTAATGGCGTCGACTAAGCTTAAAACAGGGCCGACGGGCGTCAAGCGAAGGGTCTCTTCGATCAAGACTGACCCCGTGACACCTGCGTAGGAATCGCCGACGGGAGTGCCGCGGAGAACATGTAGTCGAGGTAAGACTCCTGGCGGGGAGGGGTCTGTGCAGCTCGAGTCTTCATCAGACGAGCTTTCCTCCGTCGACTCTTCGGACAACGGCCTGAATGTGGAGTCAAACGTCCGCTTGTAGTTAGGGCGTTTGACGACTTGACAGATCCAAGTTTGCTGGTCGTAGGAAGGCTGGTCAGCGTTGTCTTTTGAGGGTTCAGGGGGAGGTAGCGCTGGTTCTTTTTCCTCTCCCACGTCGGCGGGAACCCATAAAGGAGTCATCTCCTCCGGACGGAGTTCGTCAAAAGGGGGGATCGGTGCTTCACCTCCGTCGGTGAAAAGATAACCAATCCGGCGGGCTGCTTCTTTAGCGAAGGAGAGAACCGTTATCTCGTCGTATTCTCCCCTGTGAGTCGAGCGAGAGGAGAACGGAAACGATCTAGGTAACGGACGGAGAGGAGGACGACGCTTACTCGCTGAAGGAGAGCGATCACGGACGACGTATCCGGGCGCTTCAACCTTGTCGTCGTTGTACGCGCGCTGTTCTTGTCCTCCCGTGAATTGGTCTTTGATTCCGTACGCGAAGCTGGCGAGAGCTTCGTAAGCCGTGACTCCTCCTCGGTACGCCTGCACGGATCTGTAAGCCGGTACGGCTAGTACACTACCAGCGAAAGCGGGCGCTACAAGAGCTATCGGAATCCCGTTGAAAAGAGCGTGTATGGCGTACCGGCACTTCCTTAGCACGGGGACGTCGCTGAGGGACATGAAGCTCAACCCGAGTTGAACCCCTAAGCGAGCGACTACGGCCCACATCAT